GAATTGATTGATTTCGAAATGTATTATTCATAATATAATTTCCTCAATTAAAACTTACACTCCACCATCATCTCTGTTAGACATGCAGTAAGATTCAGTTCCTGATCAGCGACAAACGCAGCCTGATACTGATACTTGGCGAGAATCAAGACTGCATTCGGGATCGTAGACTTATCCATTACATCGTAAAGGCTGTCATAGATTTTACGATAAATGCGAGCAGGATCATCTGTTCCAAAATCCGCCACCCACTTCCTCATTGCTCCAAAGTTTTGATCTCGAAGCGAGGAAACAAGTTCGGTCAAAGAAACATCAGCAACACTTGAGAGAATGCCAGCATCAATCTTACCGCTGACTGAGTATCTTTGAAGTTCGTTCAGAACACGACGATAATCTGGAAAATACTTCTTGACAACCTCAGCAAGTACAGCCTTATCAAACGGAACCTTTTCTGTGCTCAGAATTTCTGATGCACGCTTCATAAACGCCATCGCCATCTTGGGTTTATCTTCCTTACGAAGTTTAAACTCAATGACAGCGCAACGAGAATGTAGCGGCTCAATGATGCGACTTTTATAATTGCAAGTCATGATGAACGTGCAGTTGTGAGCAAACTCTTCCATCGCAGCACGCATGGCTGGCTGAGTTGAGTTTGGATTCAGATAATCTGCCTCGTCGATAATGATGACTTTTTTGCCACCATTTAACGAAACTGCACTAGCATAGTTCTTGATCTTGACTCGGAAAGTGTCAATACCTGACTCATCCGATCCGTTGATCATCAAATAGTCGCAACCAATTTCATCACACAATGCCTTTGCGACTGTAGTCTTGCCGACACCTGGTCCACCGCAGAGAAGGAGATGGGGAATCTCCTTGCGATCTACATACGACTGAAAAGTGGACTTGTATTCATCTGGAAGAATACAATCGGCAATAGTATGAGGACGGTATTTTTCAACCCACAATGCTTCAACCATAATATAAAACTCCTTGTCACTCAGTCACTATTCTACGCCATTTCCCATTAATTTTCAAGTACATTTCACCATCAGTACCAACATTCATACCAACCACAACTTCCTTTCTTGTGCCAGGAACATATTTTGGTTCATGTACAAACATATGGTTTGAGAGTGATGGTGGATCTGGAAGTCTTTCGCCATAAGTTTGGCGAAAAGATAAATTGGTCGTGGTCGTATCGAGTTTCTTTACACACTCTGCTTGTTCAGGATCTGGCAAAACGGCTGCAGCGGCAACAATGCCACCACCAGCCACACCACCAGCAAGACCAAGATACTTGAAAAAATTACGTCTTGTTGCCATACTTGTGCTCCCATAATGAATAAAGTGCAATGCCCAGCATCAACATGACTGGAGGTGCAGAATACGGAATCCAATGAAAATATGCGTTCACAAGAGCGAAAATTGCGGTCAATAGAATTATGATCAGAATAGGCAATTCAGATTTATGCATAATATAACTCCAAAGAGAAGGTGGGGCGGAGGAGGTGAATCCTCACGATGAGCAGTCTGGCGGATAGTACCGTCGGCAATGAGTGCCGCGCCCCATAGTTTTATTTAGCCACGTTTTCGTAAACTTCAACAAAATCATTCTGCTCTGCCACTTCTTCTTCATAATTTCGTTTGTGATATACACGAGCAAGTTTGCGGCTTAACTTCTTGGGAATCTCACACTCTTCTTGCATCTTTTGTAAGATCTCTTTAATTAGATCTCGTTCGGCTTCGATGCGAGTGAGAGAGTTTGAAATTTCTTGGAGACATCCAAGAACTTTTACTTTATCTACCTTCATTATTCTTCTCCGAACGATGATGAACCTGCTTCAATGGCAATGTAGTATGTTACATTTGCAGTTTTGTGTTTGAATCGAGACAAACCTTTCTTGGCAATCTCAATATCATATGAGCCTTCAATCAACTTGAAGTGCTCTGCGCGCATAACAACGCGAAACTTCTTGCCATCTTCAACAGTTCCGATTTCAATCTTTGACTGATCAGCAGAGTCATCTTTAACATCTGTTGCAATGAAATAGATCGTTGAACCATCGCTTTCGAATACAAAATGTGGAGAGCCAGAGATTCCTGCAGAACGCTTCATCCATTCAATATCTTCTTGCGAAAGGCTGAACGAACAATCTGCATCACCAAGAGTGATTGTTTTCTCTGGAGGAACAATAATTGTTTTTGGTGAACAATACTTGATGTAATCTGAACGCTTTTTGTTTTCAGTGCTGATGTTAATACGATCATCACCGAAAGAAAGATGTGCTTCTTTATAGAGAGAAATCTTAGCCAAGAACTTGTTCAGATCATGGATAGCAAATTCTTTCGGGAAAGTCTCTTCTACAGTCGCCTCAACAAAGATTGTGCGCTGTTCTGAGATTGTCTTCAGAGTATCACCCTCTTTGAATTGAATTCCAGAGTTGATACTTGAAAAGTTTTTCAAGATATTCACAGTATTATCAGAAAGTTTCATAATTAACGACCTCATTTTCTTCAACACGATTATTGTATAACGAATCAACTAGCCTGTCAACCCTTGTGGTCAACGTATCCAAATCACAATTATTATCAAGAGTAATGTCAGTGAACTGTCCAACCCAAGCCCATTCAGAATAATGAACATCTGGATATCGTTCACGCACTACATGTTGTTGATTGAATGTATTGCAATCATAAGCAAGTTGATACCATTCAGGCTCATCGCCACGACGAACGCGAATAACCTTGCCACCAGAGTTTCTGATTGCATTGATTTCATTTGGGAATCTTACATCAGCAATGACATAGTTGTGCCATGGTGCTTGCTCGCAGCGACGCATTACTGTATGAACCCAGAGGTCAGGGTGAAATACATCACGACCTGCCTCTGTGCCCATAAGTTGTAGTGCTAATCTTGGAGAAAATGGTTTACCAAGTTTTTCAGACCACCATTTATCTTCTTGTTCACGCCATGCTCTTGAGCCTGGAGTATCACCTTCGAGCATATTGCGATTCCACCCGAAGATTGTCGCGCAAGCATCTTTGACACTGTTTGCATAACTCTCTTTGACGAAATCATGACGATCTACCAAGAGATCTGCAACTGTGCCTTTCCCTGCTCCAATAAAGCCTACAAGTCCAACTATCATAATAAAATCTCTAGATTAAAGAGAGCCAACAAAGTTTGCAACGGCTGGCATATCACCAGTGAATGCATAAGTTCCAATATGATGCGTCTTCATCCATGGGCACAACCAAATTTGACCGCCCATATTACGCCACCACTGGCAGAACATATAGTCTTCAGACAGATAACGATCTGATCCCTTACCACCATTCTCCTTGCTGTCAATGACAGTATCGAAGTAAGCATGGATGTAACGTGATCCATCGAAGTTTGCCTGACCAACATGATCTGGACGATAGCGGAGTTGTGGATATTTTTCTCTAAACTTATCAAACACTTCACGCTTGACCATCATGAAACCAGTACCAATTTCAAGAACTTCAACTGGTTCAGCGACAGAGAACTTCTCAGTGCCTGGAACTGGATTGAAGACGAAATCGCCAGCAAGTTTTTCCATATCACTTGGTTCAATGTTTGGATGCTTCTTGACTGCTTCCTTAATTGCTCCCCACTTGATAGACTTCTTCGGATATGGTCCACCAATAACATCTTTATCAAGAGCAAGACAGGCAATCACATCACGTGGATCAAAGTGAATGTCCGCGTCGATAAAGAGCAAATGAGTGAAACCTTCTGCGCGAAGGAACTCATCGACAAGATAGTTGCGTGCACGAGTAATCAATGACTCATTAAAGATGAACGAGAAACGAACTTCAATACCATATTGGGAACAGACTGATTGAAGGTCGAGACAAGATTTAACGTACATGCCATGCGCAGAACCGCCATACATGGGTGTTGCAACAAATAGTTTATTTTTGCGCAACTGTTCAACAGATACTTCTAACTGCATAATTATTCACTCCAGTTGTAAAATTTTCTAATAACATCAATAATCTTAGACTGATCATCGAGATTT